GTACTTACATGGCGACGTGTTCCGGTGGGTCTGCCCGCCCGGAAATCCAAAAAGGATTCGGCACGCCACAGGACGCCCGCTTCTACGCGCAGGACACGATGCTGCGCCGGGAGTATCAGAAATACTTTGTCATGCCGGAGTGGACTGAAGACGACGTGCTGGACGGCATCGCCGAGTGGTTTGCCCGCGCCGTACCGACACCTGCGCTGCGTAATCAGACAGTGCAGGCAGGATGCTTGTTCGAGGAAGCCGCCGAGCTGGCAGAAGCTCTGGGCGCAGAATGCCCGCACATTAGCGACCTCGCCGACGAACTGAAGCAGGGCGTGTCCAAGTTCGACCCCGCGCCCGTTCCGACGCTGGATGCCCTGTGCGACCTCATCGTGACCTGCGTCGGGCTTGCCTACATGATGGGGTACGACCTGCACGCGGCGTTGGAGGTGGTAAACGCTTCCAACTGGAGCAAGTTTGAGGATGGACAGCCGGTGTTCGATGAACGAGGCAAAATCCAGAAAGGCAAAAACTATCGCGCACCATCGCTGGAGGCATTTGTATGAGCGTGGAATATATCGACCACATGGGCAGCGACGACAGCGTTGTCCGTGCTGCACGGGTTTCGTTTGACAAATCCCCGGAGCTTTACACCGCCGAGGAGAACGCCCGGCTCATCGCCTATCTGGCACGGCATGGGCATGAGATTCCCTTTGCCCATACCGCCATCACCCTGCGCGTTCGTGCGCCCGTAGCCGTCCGTGCGCAGGCTTTCAAACATAAAATCGGCTTCGTTGAATCGGAAATATCGCGCAGGTACGTAGCATCCACGCCGGGTTTTTTCGTGCCGGAGTTCCGCGCCAAAGCGGAGAACGTCAAGCAGGGTAGCGGTGAGCTGCTGGACGATGAGAAGCAGGAGAAGCTGCAGGAAACTTACGTCGCCTTCATGCAGGGCGCGCAGGTTATTTATCACAGCTTCCTCGATATGGGTGTCGCCCCGGAGCAGGCGCGTTTCCTGCTGCCGCAGGGCATGATGACCGAGTGGGTATGGACAGGCAGCCTGCTGGCGTTTGCCCGCTTCTACCGCCTGCGCAGCGACGCCCACGCGCAGAAAGAAATCCAAGACCTCGCCCATGAGGTGGGTGCAATTATCGCCGACTTGTTCCCTGTGAGCTGGAAGGCACTAACTGGAGTAAAAGTATGAGTAAATTTATAAAAGTAGTCCGCAACCCGGTACGCAGTCTGACAAGCAGCGACCCGATGGAGAGGGCTTTGGCATCTGCGGTTTTGTCTGATGATAACAGTTCGTCAAGTCATTCATCATGCAGCTCATATAGTAGCAGTTCAGACGATTCGAGCGACTCTAGTAGTGGAGACTAATTATGAAACTTAAAAAAAGTTCAGTAAGACAAATCGCGCTTGAATGTGGTTTTAAGCTCAAGGCACAACCCGATGGCACACAAGACTTGAATCCGTATGTTTATGTGTTTGCGGAGAGGCTGATTCAGACCGCCGCCGTAAGCGACTCTTAATCACAAACTAATCGAGGTACACTATGAAAATCAATGAAGAATTCAAAAACGTCCTGTTTTATGGACGCATCTTGCAGGTTAAATGCCATGCGTCACATATCGCTGCCAACGCCGACGGTGAGATTTTTGCGTTTCTTGGCGAACCATACTGTTTGGACGCCAGAAAGATATGGCATGGAGCTGCGCTTACCCGCTTGGACGCGGTAGTCCGGTTTAATGACGATGAAAGCTGGAAGGATACCTTGACCTGCTGCAAAGACGACGGGCAGGACTGGATGCTTGCCCTCAAAACCAAGATAGCTGTGGAGTATGCGCTGGCGAACGCGGATGTAATCTCAAGGGAGACAGCCTTATGCAACATCGTGAACTCCTTGCCGTCCATATTATGCAAGCCATATACACCTGTTGCACTAAATCAACAGTGGGATGCTTTTTATAAACATTCTGGCGTAATGGGCATAGCAGATAATGACTTCCTTTCAGCGTTGGGTATAAAGATGTGTCAAGTGGCGATGCGTTATGTCGAGGCGGAGAAATGCGAGCGACTTGAAGACGGTAGTCGTCTTGTGCGGGATTACTACGGTGCTGAACTTGTCCTTCCAGAATGGGCGAAATTTATCGCTATGGATAGTAACGGCAGAGTGTGGGCATACGATGAAAAACCGGAAGCGGTTGCGCATGGTAACGGGACGGGCGCGTGGGCAATGTTTGCCGCAGGCGAACTGGGTAGTGTAGGTTGGCGTAGCGTGACGACTGCCGAAAAGGTATGGCGCGATAGCCTACGTGAAGTTAAATTTGCCTAGAAGGAGTAAACCATGACAAACAGCATTGTATGGCTGTACAGCGGCTATGGGGCGAACCCAAAATGATGCCGCAGTCACCGACGTCGCTTCAGACGTTTCTCACCTGCCCGCGCCAGTACGAGGCGAAATACATCACCCGTGAGGTCAAGTTTCAGGATACCGACCACACGCGCTTTGGTACGCTGCTGCACGCGGCGATTGAAAACTACCTCAAGCATGGGAAGCCCCTGCCGTCTATCCTGCTTCCGGCAATGGGGACGCTGGCGCGGATGCGTAACATCTTCCTCGGCGCAGAGGTAAAACTCGCGGTAGACTTCAACGGCGCGCCCGCGGACTGGGGTGCTAAAACCGCCTACCAGCGCTGCATCGTGGACGCGATGCTAATCAGCCGCGACCAGAAAACCATCATCTGTGTGGACTGGAAAACGGGCAAGAAGCGCGACGCCTCGATGCAGCACGACTTCATCAAGTACTGCGTTGCCGCGCACTATCCGCAGGTTGTGAAGATTCTGACGATTTTCGTTTACCTGTTTTCGGGCGAGAGCGACAGGCAGGAGTACAAGCCGGGCGGGCATCTGACACAGATGAAGGTCAATATGGGACTGCTGTCTGATGCCCACCTGCAAAACCAGTTCCCGCCGAAACCGTCTGGGTTGTGCAAGAACTGGTGCGACGTCATCTCGTGCGAATTCAATGGACGTAAAAACGACGCGCGCGAGACTACGGCGTAGTCGAGCGTGTTTCGTCATTTCGTGCGAGTTTAACGGCAGGAAGGCTTGACAGCATCAGGGCTTCTCGGTAATATACGACACATCCGGCGGGTGGGGATTTTCCTCATGTCAGGTACTCTCAAGAAAGCACCCGCTGGAACTAGTTTGCAGGAAGGACGGCATGGTTTAACGGAACTCTCCGGTTTCGGGCGGTTGTTGCCCGTGCCGTCCTTCCTGTGGGCTACCCGTGCCACAGGCGTAAGACTCCTTGGGATTGTTGGCGACCAGAATACTGGTTTGTGGTTTTTCTGGTATTCTGGTCGTGTTTTTTCTACAGGACACCAACATGGCAACACGTAAACGTGACTACAAACGGGAGTACGAGCAATTCCACGCCAAGCCAGAGCAGAAGAAGTTGCGGGCGATGCGCAATACCGCACGTCGGCAGGCTATCGCACAGCACGGCAAGGCGGCGCTGGAAGGCAAAGACATAGACCACATCAAGCCGTTGTCGAAGGGCGGGAGCAATGCCAAGAGCAATCGCCGCATCACTTCCACCCACGCCAACCGCTCACGAAATTTGAAGTCCAAACGTTCATCCTGAACGCTTGGTGGATGCCCTCGGCAGTGCTTTATTTACCTCATGCACTGCGCCGTCAGCGTGCCGGGGGCGTCCACCAAGCGGTTAGTAACTCTCCGTGGGGGTAGACCTCTCAGGTGGGAAAGCGATAACAGGGGAAGCTAACCGCTTCCTTTTTTCTTTTCACATCCTTGTATCAGGAGGCTAACCCATGTCCGCAAAACTTACCGAGAAGGCAGTCAAGGAACGCATCAAGCAAATCCTCGACCCCTACATCGCCTTCAGCCACATCTACACTTTCTGCCCGATGACCTTCGGCTACGGCGCATCAGGACACCCTGACCGCATCATCGTAACCAACGGGCGCTTCCTCGGCGTCGAAGTCAAGAAAGACCGCAACAACCACCACACGCGACCAGAACTAAAAGCCAAGCCCAACGAGGTCATGCAGCAGCGCCAGAAAGCCGCCATAGAAGCCGCAGGAGGCGAGTGGCTGTGCATCCATAGTGAGAACTTAGGGGTGCTGGTTTCGTGGCTTAAAAAGAACGCTCCGGCGCTTCCAGCACACAAGCAGGAATACGTGGACAAGCTGGCGGTGTGGTGATGGCAGTCGTTCTTCCCAATCTTAAAAAAATCGTCGTGCCGATGCCGCACGACCCCGAACACGTCAAGCTGCTGAACCAGCTATTTATTTTCCCGACACTTCACTTGCCAGACGGCGACGTCATCGCCCTGCCGCACCACAACGACGTGCTGAAGATGCTGTCCAACATGGGCATCGACACCGAGGGCTGCGACCCGTTCAGCACCTACTACGACCCGCCCACATCCAAGCACGGGCATACGCCGTGGTGGTGGCAGATGGAGACTGCCGCCTTCCTCGCCAGCAACCCCTACGCCTTCGTCACCAGCACGCCGCGCACAGGCAAGACGCTCTCGACACTACTGGCTATCGACTACCTCCAGCGCTACATGGGCGTGCAGGCGGCGCTTATTGTCGCCCCGCTAACCGTTGCGGCAGGCGGCGAGTGGGAGAAAACCTGCGAGGAGTGGTTTCCGCAGAAGCGCGTCCAGCTTATCCACAACGACCGCATGGGCGAAGTGGATAAGCCTGCGGATATTTATCTCATCAACCCGGACGGGTTGTCGCGCGCAGAGCGGGGCAAGGTGTCGGACAAGCTGCGACAAAAGGTAGAAGCCGGACGCATCGGCATCTGCGTGTTCGACGAGCTGACCGAATATGGCGGCAGCAACGGCAAACCGACGCAGCGCTGGCAGGCAGCGCACAAGGTCGCCAGCAAATGCCCCTACCGATGGGGGCTGACCGGGACACCGGGCGCACCGGATAAAATCTATCTGCAAGTTAAGCTCATCAACCCGTCACAAGTGCCAGACCAGTACATCCGCTGGAAATACATGACGATGCAGAAGATTACGCAGTTCAAGTGGATTCCCAAGCACGGACACGAAGCGCTCGTTAAAGCCGCCATGTCGCCCTGCATCCGCTTCGACAAAGAGCAGCTCATGAAAATACCCGTGCCGCAGGTGCTACGGGAAGACGTGCCGCTCTCGCCACAGCAGCGGGCGATGAGCAAGGAGCTGGTGGAGCAGTTGCAGTACATGATTGACACCAACACCGTTGAAGCGACGACAGCATCTACGCTGGCGCAAAAATTGTTGCAGGTGTCTGGCGGCGCGGTGCGGGCGAAAAAGGAAGGTGAAGCTAGCATTGTCCGGGTGGACGCCACGCCCAAGCTGACACGTCTGGCGGAGCTGCTCCGCGCGACACCACGCAAGAAGGTGGTGTTTTCCAGCTTCACGGCGGTAAACGATATGCTGGTGGAGTTCATCCGCAGCGAAGGGTTTAGCTGCGAGAAGATTGACGGCAGCGTGACCGGACTGGCGCGCTCGAAAATTCTGCGTGATTTTCTCGACGAGCGAGAGCCGCACGTCCTCGTGTGCCACCCGCGCACAACGGCGTTCGGGGTGGAGCTGGCGAGTGCGGATTACATCATCTGCTACGGCGTACCGCTGACCGGGGCGTTCATGTATCAGCAGATGTTTGAGCGCTTGTCGTCGGCGCGGCAGACGGCGAAGGAGACGTTCGTGGTGCATCTCTCGGCAGGCGCGCAGGACAAGCTGGCGTTTTCGGCGCTGGAGCGCGGGGTGAACATTGAGCGGAATATTGTTAATTTATTTACGAAAAACATTTCCGGCTTTGAACACTAAATTTCAAATAAGAACCCCTTGACAGCTAGGCTATCAAGGGGTAAACTTATACGCACATTCTGACTAACCATTCAATCATACAGGAGGCATTTATGCCGAAACAAATAGAAATCCCACAGGAAATTTATTCATCCGACAAAGCGTGCGCGGAGTTCATTGTACGTATCAACGAACAGCTTGGCAAGCTCTCGGACTGGGAGAAGATGCTGAAAACCGCTAAGGCAACTGCCGAGGAGCATCTGCTCAGTCGTATGGACGCAGAAGGCGCAAAACACTTCGCCTTCGACGGTGTCGGCACGTTCGCCCGTCGCCAGAGCGTCAAGTGCAGCTTCCCGACAGAAGAAGCCGGTGGACGTGAGGCAGCAGGTGCCTGGTTAGACCGACTGCTTGCCGATGGCATCATCACCACGCAGCACGTGTTGTATGCACAGCAGGCGCGCCTTGTACCGGACAGCGTGCTGGCGGTTGAACGCCTTGCCTGCGAGCATAACTGGAAGGTGCTGTTAAACGCCGCCCTTATCAGTGCAGACGAGCTGAACAAGCAGCAGCAACAACTGGACGATGGCGTCACTACCTACGACCAGATTCTAAACCAGCAGCAGGCGTTCGCGACCCGTGTGCAGGAGCTGAACGTTCACCGCGCGCTTGCCGGGCAGCCAGAGCTTCACCTGCTAGCTGCCAGTCCGTTCGGGCACTACGTGGAAACCAAACTTTCCGCCCCACGTAAATCCGCTTAACCCTTTTCTTAACCAACCCGGAGTAATCCCCATGACAAACCAAGTCATTCCCTTTGGCAACGCCAATGTGCCAGTCCCGCAGATGAACGCTGACTTCGCCGCGAAAATCGCCGCGCAATGGCAGCAAGCAGCCGCTCTCGCGACCAACGCGCCGAACCGCATCACCTTCAAAAGCAACCGCTTCAACATCTCCAAAGGCGGTGCAGAGCCTGTACAGCTTTCTGACCTGACGTTGGATGTACATATCGTTGCGGTCAATCCGCAGTTCCACTACGTCTTCTATGACCGTACCTACG